CTTCCCGGTGCTTGCCGCGCCGCATAGCCGCCCATACCTCTTCAACGTCGCCGCTAAATGCTTGCTGTGGCTTCGTGTAAGGCGCTCTAACGGCTTCAACCGTCGCCGCTTGCTCTTGGGTCGCTTCCGGTGCAATGAAGGCCTTATAGACGCGCTCCAGGGCTTCCGGCGCGTCTTTGATTGTGTCGCGCTTTTCCCATATCCGCCCGGTCATGGTCATATAGCGCTTTTCCGTGTACATTTCTATTCCTGGCTTCTTCAAGCCGCCGCCGTAACGCTCCACCGTGTACGGGGTAAGCTCAAAGTCGCGCTTCTTATCGCCTAGCGTGATTCCGTGGTTGCGCGCCACGATATGAAAGCCGCGCCCGCTGGGGCTAATCTCCGTGTAGCTGTCTATCGCCACGATAATCTCCAACGCCAAAGGCAAGATATAGCCCTTTGCGTCTATAACGCCGTCCAGGTCTACAAAGACGTATTCGCCCGCAAGGGCAAAGCCGACGCCGCTATATTCGCGCCTTCTAACGGCTTCGTAGCACGCTTCAAAGCTCGCCCAGGTCTTAGGGTCTGTAGAATCCGCGCAAGTGCCTTTTACGGGGTTCCAGGGCTGTTTAGCCTTGTATTTCCGGTAGGCTTCGCCCTTCCTTCCGCGCGCTACCCAGTGGTCTGTGTTCCGCAATTCTTCCGGTATGCGCTGCAATTGCCTTAGCGGGTTTCCAGGCGGTGAGGTTAGCCGCTTTGCCATTATTTCTTGCCCTCCCCTGGCACAAAGATTGAAACGCCGTCTTCGTCCACGTCGTGCCGTGAAATGATGCCGTGGTATTCCAGGTATTCGACCTGCTTAACAACCGCGTTTCTAATGCGCGTCTTGCACATTCTGGTTGCGTTCGGTGTCTTGTCCTTTGAATAGTCGGCCTTGTCGTAAAGGGTTTTGAAGGCTATCCGGTGCATGTTCGGCGGTATGCGCTTGCCCTGCTTTGCCATTCCGTCAAGCATGGTAACGCGGTCGCCTATCACGTCCACAATGGTTGCATTGAAGGCCGTTCGCCTTATGCCAAAGCTAAGAACGCCTATCTTGTGGGGCTGTAGCGTTGTCATTTGCTTTAGCGCAAGCGCGTATTGGAACAGTACCGGCAAAGTCCTGCCAAACTCATAAATCCTGTGAATCTTGCCGTCTTCGTCGCTCTTGTAGCTCCAGCGCACAATCTCAATTAGGCTTCCGCTGTCCTTGATGGCCCCAACGCCCGGGTAAGCGTCTAGAATCGCGTCAACGTCAAGCGTTATGTAAATGTCCGCCATGCGGACAATGCTAGCGTGCATTTCGTCTAGCTGGGCTTCCCTTGGGTTGGCGTTCGGCTTCATTGCTATCTTCCTGTAAAGCTGCAATGGTGTCACGATGTATTGGTGTTTCTCTACCAGGTCGCATATTGCAAAGAAAACAAGCTTGTCTTGTGCGCTAAGCCCCTGCATAACCTCGCGCACCTTTGAGACGTTCTGCAAAAGAACCTTAACGGCCCTGTCTTCACGTTCGCCGGTTAGCTCTGCGCTCACAACCTTAACAATGGCTTCCGTGTTGCGCTCAATCCGCCTAAACTTCCCTTCCGGGTCGATGCCGAAAAGCTGCCTGGTTAGGTTGTCGTGTGAAACGTCGTAACCGTCATACTTTCCGCGCAACGTGTTTCCGGTTGGCACCGCCTGTGGCTCCAGGTATTCCGCTAGTGCCGCGCTCACGTCTTCAAGCGTCTTGCCGTCCGCTAGCTCCAGGCTGTCGAAATAACCAACGCTAGCGCCTTCGTGGAACTCAATAACGCCCTTGTCCATTAGCAGGTTGAGAACCTTTAGAAGTTCGCCGCCGTGGTCGCCCAGTCTCTTGCCCACGTATTCGACAACGTTAGTTTGTCCCATTCTTAGCGCCCCCCTTCTTCCCCGCGTTTATGGCCCCGTGCTTGTCCAGGTAGTCCAATACGCTTTGCTCCGTGAAGAACCAACTACGGTTAATGTTGCGTGCGTTGAAGCGCCCGGCTTCCCTGTACCTAATTACCGTGCGCGTTGAGCAATTCAGTACCTTTGCAACCTCTTCGTTGTCGTAGTAAGTAACGCCGTCAATTTGAATCTGCATTGCTATGCACCTCCGTTTTTTCTGGGCTTGTAAACCTTCATGAATGCGTCGTATGCCTGTTTCTCTTCCGGCTCCAGCGCCTTGCCGTCCAGGTAGTCGTTTATTACCTTCTCAATGGCTTCTATCTGGGTGCCGCCGTTCATGATTGCAAAGCCCTTGAACCGCCTTAGCGTGTCGTTGCTTATGCGCCATGAAACCAGGGTTGCTTCCCTCTTTGCCTTCTTCTCTTCCTGTTGCTTCCCTTCCGGTTCGTCCGCGTCCACGAACGCTTCAACCGCTTCTAGTCCAAAGTCTTTCTTTCTTGCCATTCCTATTGCTCCTTCTCCGTTAGTTCGTCCGCTAGCGCCTGGTAGTCTTTCGCCCCGTTGCTTCGTGGGTCGTAGGCGAAAATATCAACGCCTTGCGTGGGCGCTTCCGCTAGCGCGACGTTGCACCTAATGCGGGTCTTGCAAAGCTTGCCGGGGAACAGTTCGCCCAGGCGTGCTTCTACCGCCGCCGTTAGGTTTTTGCGCCTGTCGTACATTGTCATTACAACGCCCGCTATGGTTAGGGACGGGTTTAGCCGCCGCCTTGCAACGGCTATGGTCTGCGTTAGCTGTGCAAGCCCCGTAAGCGCCAAATATTCCGCTTGCGTGGGAATGAGTACCCCGCCGCAAGCCGTAAGCGCGTTGAGGGAAAGCACGCCCAGGGATGGGCTACAGTCAATCAAGATGTAGTCATACGCGCCCGTAACGCCCTCCAGGGCTTCTTTTAGCAGGTATTCGCGCCCTACTACGTCGTTGCTTCCCTTCTCTATCCCCGTTAGTCGCAGGTCGCCGGGTATTAGGTCGTAACCCCTTTTCGTGTGCCTTATGACCTCTTGCGCGGGCTTCTCGCCCCTCAATAGCTCATAGGCCGTGTTGCCGTCCTTGGCAACGTTCACGCCCAGGCTGGTTGTTAGGCTCCCTTGCGGGTCTAAGTCAACCAATAGAACGCGCTTCCCGCTGTCGGAAAGCGCCGCGCCCAGGTTAACGGCTGTCGTTGTCTTTCCAACGCCGCCCTTCTGGTTAACTATCGCTATTATCTTTTCCATCATTTGGCCCCTTTCTCTTCTTTGCCGCGTACCTGTTGCCGATTTTCGCCCGCCGCATTTTCTCCAGGGCTTCTTTTGAGTAAACGCCCGTCTTGCCCTTGTTCCAGGGCTCCGCGCCGCCCGGTGCCACGTTCCAGCCCAGTTCGGTTAGGCGCATTCGCGCTATTTCCTCGCGCTCCAGCCTGTAAGCTTCTTCTTCCGTCAAGCCTTCCGCTATGACGTAATGGCTAACGTTGCTCCAGCCGCCGCAAGCCTTTATTGCCCTGTAGAAGCGCGTTGAATGCTTGTAGCCCTCGCCGCCGTTCCAGCGCTTAGAAGGCTTTTGGCTGGTAACGCCAATGTATATGCGCGGTATGCGCCCGTCCGCCGCTACGTGCGCGTATAGCGTGTACATGCTACGCCCCCTTTATCTCGTGCTTTATTTGCGTGTTCTGGTACCTAACCGGCAAATCTCCCCGGCCTTCTAGATATTCGATGCAAAGCCGCTTGTTGAGAAAGCCGCCGAATAGCTCGCCGTCAATCTCGCCGCTTCTTATCTGCTCGCGAAAGTGCGACTTAATCCAACGCGTTTGCTTTTCGCTTGCCTGTCTTGCGTCTTTCATGGTCTAGCCCTGCCACTCTTTGAGCCATTCGTAGGGCACAACGGGTCGGTTCTTGCCGCGCATTTCGAATGGAATAGCCGCGCCGTGGTTAAGCCCGTGCCAATAGCAAGAATCGTTGTCCAGGATGCCGAAATAGAAACCGCCCCGCGCGTCCGCGTCGTAGTCTTCTTTCACGGGCTTGTTTACCAGAACCCAAACGCCTTCACCGTTGCCGGTCTGGTAGGCCGCTTCACTTTCGGGCAAGTTCACCTTTATGTATTCGGTGCAATGCTCGCGCTGTAGGCCCGTGACCTCCAGGGCACCGCTAAGAACGCTACGGATGCCCGCGAAAGCCGCGCACACGTCCAGCCATTCTTCTACGGTTATGTCCCTGGGCTTGTCGTTGCCCTCTTCGTCCCTGTCGTACGAAACGGCAATGAACGTGCCGCAAATGATGCCGTACAGTTCGCCCGCCTTTACCGCCTTGCTGTGGTCGCCGAATTCGGAAAGATAGCCCATGCCCTCCATGCGCTTGTTTGCGTAGATTGCGCGGTTTGGCGTTGAGCCGTTGAACAGAAATTCTTCGTTGACCCAAAGCAAGGGCGTTTCACCGAATGGCGGTTCGTAGGCTTCCACAAGCCCGCCCACCTCGTCTTGAAACGCGCCCAGATAGCTGCCGTCCGCGTCCGGGGCTACCTTCTTCAAGTACGGGTCTTTACCAGGCTCAATAACGGCAATGTGGATGCCCTCGCCATTCGGCCTTTTCTCTTCCGCCGCGCCAATGTCCGAAACGTCGATGATGTTAACCATGGTCGCCCCTTCTTCTAGGCAGTCCGTTACTACACTGTCAATTGTAAATGACACAATGGGTTGTTGTCAATCTATTTTGACTTTTTTTGCTGTCTTGCTGTCTTGCTGTCTTTATATCTTTGTTGGCATAGAAAAACGGCCCTCCAGGATGCCGTTTAAGGCTCCTAAAAGGCCGTCTTTGAGTATTTGCCCGTGAAGCGCCCTAGCGCCCGTCCTGGGGGCGCTCCGTGGCCCCTGCGGGCATTCGGTCGCTAAAGCTTCTTCGGGTCGTATGGGATTACGGGCGAAAGCTTGCCCGTGTTGGTGGTGTGGGCGTACAAAACAAGGTCGCGCCTGTAGCCTTCGAACGGGTCAATGCGCGTTACCTGGTAAACCTTGCCCCGGTACCCTACGCTAAGGTCTGTGGCGTAGGCGTTGCGTATGTACTCGTTCCAGTTGATGCGAAAGTAACAGTCTTCCTTGTCGGTCGTTGAGCTGTTGGCGTACAGAAGGCTTGCGGAAAGCTGCTTGAAGTACGCCCACAATGACGGCTGAACATGCACGGGCATGTATCCGTCTATCGGGTATCCTTCTTCGTCGTAGCCCTTCACCTTCTTGTATACGCCTATCTTCTTGTCCTTCAAAAACTCGCGCGTAGCCATTTCCGTTACCTCCTAAAGTGCGTTTAGAAACTCGTTGTATTTCTCGTAAAGCCCTACGTAAGCGTCCAGAAGGCTTGCCGTGCCGTCTATGCGCTGTTTCGGGCTGCTCGCCTTCTTTGGGACTATGTTGCCGTTCCTGTCTTCCTGTACCGCCGTGTTGGTTAGGCACCATTTCAAGATTGGGTTGTTGTTGTAGTTGACTTTCTTTGCCTGCAAGTCCGCGCCCAGGTTTTGCATGGGAAGTGAAAGCGTCTTGGCCCCCTGTATGCAACGCTCCATTTTGAAGCCGTAGCCCTCCATTTCCTCAACCCAGTAACGGGCGCTCCAGCTGTCGTAGTAAACCCATAGGGGCGTAATTCCGTGTTCGTTGACTAGCTCCAGAAACCACGCCGTCACGTCCGAATAGTCGATGGTGTTTCCCCGGCAAAGCCTTACCAGGCCCGCTTCCCTCCATTTGTCGTAGGGTATTTTTTCCTCTTGCACTCGCTGGTTGAAGTTGTCTTCCGGTAGCCAATACATTTGCCAAACGAAACGCTCGCGCGTGTCCGGGTTGAGCATTAGCACGGTTGCACACGTTAGGTCTGTCGTTAGTGACAAGTCCGCGCCGCCTATGGCGTAGCATCCCCGGAAGTCCTCCAGGCTGAATGTCGATTCGTTGTTAATCGTGTCAAAGTCAAGCCATGCGTTATACAGCGTTTCCCTTACGTTGAAGTCCTTGCAGAGAATGCCGCTAAGGTCTTTTGGGCTTTGCTTTGCGCGTTCGACTTTCGCCATTAGGTCTTCAAGCTTCTTTATCCGTCCTAGCCCTGGGTTTGGCTTGAACCATGCGCCGGGGTCTTTCCATTCGGCCTTGCTGTCCAGCTCGTAGACGATTGGCAAAAATGTTGGGTCTGTTATTACGCCGTCCGCAACCTTGCAGGCGTAGGAATACATATCATCGAAAATGCATTCGCGCACGGTTCCCGCCGTGGTGATGGTGACGAAAAGGGGCTGTGTCCTTGCGCTTTGCGACTGCTTCATTACCTCGTACAAGTTGCGGTCTTTCACCGCGTGGGCTTCGTCCAGGATTACGCAAGACGAATTAAGGCCGTCCAGGGTGTCGGAATTCTTGCCCAACGGCTGTAGCTTGCTCATTGAAGCCGAAAAGTAAAGGTCGCTTTTGCGCTTCTTGATGTGCTTACGCAGGTAGGGGCTTTGGCTTACCATGTGGCAAACTTCGTCAAAGATAATCTTTGCCTGGTCTTTCTTGGTGGCAACACTGTAGACTTCCGCGCCCGCTTCCCCGTCCGCAAGCAACATGTAAAGGGCTATGCCCGCAAGCATCGTGCTTTTTCCGTTCTTCCGGGCAACCATGAAGAAGGCTTCACGGTACTTTCTAAAGCCTGTCTTGCTGTCAACAAAGCCGAACAAGGCACTAATGAAAGCTTTCTGGAATAGCTCCAGGCGCACGGGTTGCCCCGCCCATTCGCCCTTGCTGTGCTTGCAAAAGCGCTCAATGAATTCTATGGGGCGGTTTGCCCGCTCTTCGTCAAAGCGATACTTGCCGGGGTTTTCCGCTTCGTAGACAAGGCGCGTGTAAACCTTCCGTATCCGCTTGCATACGACAATCTCACCGCCTTCTATCGCGTCCAGGTAGGCTTTTAGGTAGTTCATGCCTTGCCGCCCCCTAGCCCATGCCCAGGAAGTTCATTAGTTCGTCTTCCGCCTGTTTGGCTACCTCTTTAGGCAGTAGGTCGCAAAGCTGCTTGTAAAGAAGGCTGTAGCGCTGAATAAGCGTGCTGTAGCTCTTCAACGCCGGGGATTCCCTTAGCATCTCTTGCCGCCCGTTTTTGAAGTTGTCAACCGCGCCGTTTTCGTCAACGAACGCCCTTAGCTCCTCCAGG